TGAACCCCGCTGGCAGGTTCGAGAGCGTGCCTGCATCGAGCAACTGACGCAGTGCAGAGGTTGCCGTCTTTGAAAGACCACCGATTAAATGCACAAAACCCAAGCCATACGACCCAAGGCCCTCGATTAAGACGTAATGAACGAAGTAATTGCGCCTGTTTTTGCGCTCATCGTCCTCTTTCCAGTTGCGTTTAACGCCAATAACGCGCTTAGTCGCCTCATCAATCGTAATCACATAGGGCAATTTGATGCCTGTGGGTTCGCCTTTCTCATCCGTATCCTCAAATCCTGGCAAATCGTAGTCCACCTGGAACTCAAGTAAGAAGATTTCTTCAGGCGCACCTGTTTCCACGACGCCCGTTTGCTTATCTACCTGATAACGGATCTGGCTTGCATCTGATGGATAGAGCTCGCTTTCCACAATCACATCCAAATACTCGCCTGCGACCACGCGTTTGCGGTATTCGTTGGAATCCATCGCAATACGATGCGTGATCCGTGGGCATTGGCTCATGACGCTTGATCCGTAGTACGGAATAAACACGTCATCGGCCAGCACAAGCCTGGACACCATGCGATCCAGTTGCTCGTCAAAGTAAACTTTCTTAAACACCGAGCCGCCATAGCCCAAATAGAACATCGCCTGATCAAACTCAGGCGTGTATTCCTTCATGACGGTCGTGATCTGGTAGTTCATGAAGTCCTGCACGCGTCCTGCCTGCTGGAACTTGTCTAACGTCTCTTTGCCCAGGATCTCCGTGCGCACGGGACCGCCCGCAGGCATCAGTTCCTTGGTCGCTTGCGCTTGGAACTGGACCACCGCTTCCATCAGCAAGGGGTGAGTTGCTGCTGCCGCGCCTCTGAAAGGCTTGGTGCGCTCTTCAAAGCGCATGCCTAAGAGCTCAAGGCCCTTGGCATAGGTCTGTTCCCAATCGGATCGGCTTGACTTATCAGCCTCAAAGAAGGCTGAGAGGTCGATTGCAATCTTTGACAGCGTGTCGTCGTCCACGACTTCTGCAAGATTGGCGTAGAAATCAACGTCCTCGTTGCTATCTTCCCCGATCTCGATCGTCGCCCCACCGTCCTCGTCAAGAATGATCTCAATCTCGGGTGCATCCTCCGCATCGATCTCGATCGATGTCTTCGGGGCTTCGTAGAGGGCTTTGTCGATGGGCATGTCTAGGCCTTTTTGCGCTGACTTACCTGCGCGAGTTTATCGAGTTGTTGCTTGGAAGTCGATGTTTCACGTGGAACATCGACGGGGCCGCCTTTTTTGAAGCCTAAATACCTTGTGAATCTTTCATCCTGGTATCCAATGATGTGACCTGCGTCATCGTATTTCAACCGCTTCCCCTCTGGGATGACCAAGTCTTGCAACCTTAGAATATCTCTGCCTGAAACATAGTTTGGAACCTCTTCGCCCATGGCTTTCAGCTTGGCGATGTCCGCTTCGTTAAACACGCTGGAGGTCTTGCGCAAACCTATATTTTTGAGGTCCTGAACGTCTGACCAGTTGCTGCTTTTCACAAAGTCTTGCGCAAAGGCCCAGTACTTTTTAGCCGGTGCCTCATTGCCCTTGCCTTTGATCTGAGTGATCTTGGCCGGAATAGCTTTAATGTATTCCTGATATTCAGGCGACTCACGTACGACTTTTTCCCACCAGGAGGATTCGTCCTTTTTTATTGTCGCCTCGTCAACCTTGTCTAACCGATCAAACAGTGACTGCGTGGCAAGATCACTGTGATAGAACTCCGAAGGGGTCATGGCTCCAGGCGCAGCCGACACCTCAATCGTCACATGCGGCTGGCCCTTTTCATCACGAAGGGAGTAGATTTTGGCCTCTCCTGACTCAATGGCTTTAAAGCCGCCAAGCCCATAGTAGTCACTGCCACCCTTGTCTCGGGGCTCATAGCCACGCACCGAGTGGCCCATGGCATCGGACTCGGCTGCAAACTGCCCAGGCCTATTGAGTTGCACCCAACGATACTTCTGCTCCGGGTAAGCCTTGTAAAGATCAGCCTTAAGCGTCTCTTCAAGCTGGAGGTTCTTAACATTCTCCACGCGCCACTTGTTGATCTTGTCAACAAGCTCAACCACCTGTGGAACATTCATCTTGCTTAAATCATCAGGATCAAGCTGTAGATTCTTAGGTAGGCCGGAGTTGGTGGCCATAGCATTTTGAAGCTCATCGATCACGTGAGTAAATACTGGGCGGTAATTAGCCCCTAGCGCGCCATAGATGGGAGTGTATGGAAGCGTCAACTTATTGAGCCAGGGGTTATCTCGTAAGGTTCTATTTGCTTCTACCCGTGATATTCCATACTTCGACTCTTGCCCTTCCTTTAAGCTGCTCAAAAGATTTTTAAGGTAAGACATATTTACCGAACTGTCGGCCATGTCTTCCCAGTTTCTACCCGCTTCTGTCCGAGCCAGCCCTTCAGCAGGAAATCCTGCTTCTCTGCGTTTTTCAAAAAGATCGGTAGTGTCGTAATAAAAAGGATTTATGTCGCCCGGATTGCGCGCCGGGGAGATACCCCGTTCAATCAACGCCCTAACGGGATCTTCAGGCGTTGCAAACTCATTTTGCATGTACTTGGCTAACTTGGTATCAATCCACTTGTTGATGGCTACCTGTGGTTTTAAGGCAGCAAATCCCTCTTTAACCTGTTGCAAAGTCTCGGGAGAAAGTCGACTCATGACCTCTGGGGTGTAGACACGTCTCATGTCTTCATACGTATCGACTGGATCATTGCCAAACCGCAATAATTTCAAATTCTGCATCTCATCAGAGATCGCATTCGCCAGCCAATTCCCGCCCTTGGGCTTGATGACTGCACCCACGGCTGGCCCCATGGCAGCAAGTGCTGTGGCAGCGTCGCCCGCAGAAGCGGCAATTTTTGCCGGTATGGCCGCAGCGGCCTGCACGGGCGGCATGTTGGCAAGCGCCTGACCTGTCCGGTAAGCCTCAGACCCGGGAGCCGTGGGGCTTGCACCAATAATCCCGGACAACAAATCCCTTGCAGGGGCAGCCGCCGGGAACATGGACTCGGTGTCTCGTGCCTTTGTTGCAGCAACGGTGCGCCTGAGTCCTGGTGGCAGTTTACTTGGCTGACTCTGCAAGCGATTTAACATGCGCTGAGATTCCGAGCGAATCTCCTCACGTTCATCAATCAACCGGCCCTCAGCATCGAGCTGAGGGACCTCGGATGTTCCACGTGGAACATTCTCCTTGATGAATTCGTCAGTGCTCTTGGCCATGGCTACTATTCACCTCCAGCTTCACGTAGCTGATCTTGAATCGTGTCGTTACGTGTGCCGCCGGTGATCGTGTCATTGCCGGTGCCGCCGGTAATGGTCTCAGTCTTTGGAGCAGGGGGTGGAGCAGCAGCAGCGCGAGCGGCAACATACCTGTCTACCGCTTCTTGCATGTTCTTTTTGAAATTAGGATCAGAGGGGTCGCCAAAAGAACCATTGCGCATTGCAGCCAACAGCGCGTAGTACTCTGCGGTGGTGTAGGTCTTGCCTGACAGCACTTGATTCATGATGTTTAACGACTGCTCACGCATCTTGGCGTTGTACTGGCTGGGAGACAACGCAGGGGCGGTGTACGTCCCAGTCTTTTGATCATACGAAGGTACATCCCCTCGGGTGATGTTAAGCAACTGAGGACGGCGCAAGGTCACATTGCCAGGAACAAACTGGCTCATGAACTCTCCCGTTGCAGGCGTCGTTTTGGTGGGTGAGCTCGGATACCTAAAGGTCTGTGACACCTCGTCAAAGACCCTTTGAACAGGGCTATTGGCAAACGCCTCATCCGTCCTGGGTATGCGGGTGTCTACCACATTCCTGGATGCAATATCCCCCAGCACGATCCTTGGATCGGGTTTGCCTTCTTCATAAGGTGGGATCGAAGGTGGAAGCGTGCGAGGATCGGGTAAGGGGGCATTCGGTACATTAACTTCTGGGGGAATGGGTGTGGGTATTCCGTCGTTACCGTTACCACCGACTACCGTAGTTATTCCGGGAGGCGGGGGAGGAAGCCCCTTGAATGCGCCAGCAGCAACGCCACCAATCTGCAAGCCGCCCGCATAAGAGCCAGCAGCATTTTTTGTACCCTTGGCAAAAGTCGAGCCATCGTCAAAGGTCAGCTTCGTACCGTCTTGATCACCTTGGACCGCGATGCTTGAAACAAGGTTATTATTCTTGTCAAACACCCTTAACTGATTGCCTGCTTGCGAATAGTTATAGTCCGTGGACTTACCCGCAAGGCGCACGTCGCCAATATTTTGGTCCACGGTCACCGCACCCACGCCGGGGTTTTGACCTGCAAGGAATGTATTCATGATAGGGCGCAGGTCTGCGGCACTGCCCTTTGCAAAAAGACCCCGCTCACCAATAAACTCGTTTTGTTGTCCCCCGTAGATATTGGGGTTCGTTGCACCGATCATGCCAGCAGGAGGCGTGCCTCTAGCGTCTACTTGAGTAACCGCTCCTGTTCTTGGGTCGATGTAAGGCAACATGACAGCAGGATAAATTCCTTCGGGTTCAGGTGTTGGCGTGGGTTGCGCATACGTTGGCGCGGGAGGGGTTATTGGCGCGGGAGGAGGGGTTACTGGCTGCGTATAGGATGGCTTTGCTAAAGCAGCAAGCGTCTGATCCATCTGCGCCTGCGAGGCCCTCATATTAGCTAAAGCAGACTGTGTCCGTGGATCGTCAGCCCCGAATCGCTGTGATGCCATGTTGTACAGATTCTGGGCACCTGCATAACTATCCCTCACCGTTGCCGCAGGGTCCACCGCACCGCCCGTAAAGAAGCGTTGAACAGGAGGTGTGCCGTAGACACGGTCATAAAGCGATTGAGCAGAAGGGTAGCCCAAACGGTTTAAATACTGACCAAAAAACAACCGTTCATCTTGGCCAAACTCGTTACGCCCTTGGCCGTTTGCCATGCTCTCTCCGAGTACAGCGTCACGAACTCTTGGGTCGGTCTCACTGTACAGGTTGTACTTATCAGAGGTCGTCATACCGGGATTTTCTAAAGCCTTTGTTAAACGCTGGCCCTCCTCACTGAACATGTCCCGATACTCGTTCTGCTTATAAACATTTTCCAGGTTTCGCCGCTCCTGCATTTGTTCAGCAAAACTCTTATAGGGCACGTTAAGATCAAATGGATCATCGACATCGCCACCCGTAAAGAAGCGTTGTACAGGGGGATTAGAAAACTGATCAAGTGTGGGAATACTTGGTAGCCCGCCTAAATAAGGAGTAAGCCTTAGGTACTGATTAAAAAACTCAAAGGGCTTTACCTTTCCACCACGCTGTACATCTTCCTCACGTCGTCTGGCAACATTAGGATCTATCCCGTAGTCAGGAGAGGCAAAAGTACCTTTGCCGTACTCCATAAACGAAAGCGCAGGGACCCCCTGTCTCTCCAACGTATCTACAATCCGACGCTCTTGCTCTTGAGTGGTTGGGCCTGATATACCAAGCGAAGCTGCTGTTTGAAAATAAGGCAACGCATTTTTTGCCTGTTCGTAAGCAGCAGTGGGATCTCCCTGCTCAAACATAGAACCGAGGCTTCCGGAACTAACTGTCCTGCTTTCCCCTCTTGATGGATCGTAAAGAATAACCCCTGGACCAGAGCCAGTAAGATCATCTTTAACGCCCACTGCCATCATGCGGTTTTCGGGGTTCATGAGCCAAGGGGATTCTGCGCCTTCTCTTGTCGCTCCCGCCGTGTTCCATGCATCCATTGCGTCAAGCTGGCGATACAGATTTTCAAGCTGCTTTTGTTGAGCAGTTCTTCCATACTCATCCCGCTCAGGCTCACCACCCTCTTTAAACCCTTTTACCGGAATCGAGCCTATACCGCGTTGTCTATTGTCCACAGGACCTCCTTGGGTCTAGCCATGGCAGGATTATCAGCCTAATAATACTCAAACTCAAGCTGTGTTGACGGCTCATCGGCCTCATCATCGTCCAACGCAACAAAGTTCCCGGCCCTGAACCGACTGATGGCCTGCACGGTACTATCGACCAAGTCATCATTATCGCCCTTGGGGAAAGCCGCACACTCCTCAATCAACTCCTCTGCCCACTTCGTTTGCGGTGCCCAAACCATCCCCGACTCAAACACAGGTGCC